TTATTATAGTGATGAGAAATCTGGAGAAACTCATGACTCAGATAATATTTTACACTTCAAAATGATTACAGGACCAGATGGAATTACAGGACTTTCTCCAATAGAACAATGTAAAAATGCTATCGGGTGGGGAATTCAGGTCCAGGAATACAGTTCAACATTCTTCAAAAATGGTGGGAAATTATCTGGAGTTTTGGAAAGTGATAGAGCATTAAGTGAGCAAGCAGTTGATAGATTGAGAAGTAGTTTCAATAAAAATTACGGAACTCTAAGCGGCGCAAACCAAACGGCAGTATTGGAGGAAGGATTAAAATATAAAAGTATATCAGTAACTCCAGACCAAGCTCAGTTTTTAGCTAGTAGACAATTTTCGGTTGAAGAGGTTGCAAGAATATTTGGAATCCCTCCTCACTTATTAAGGGACTTATCAAAGTCAAGTTTTAATAATATAGAAATGCAATCTCAGGAATTCGTTTCATATTCTTTAATGCCATTTTTAACAAAGATTGAATTGGAAATGTCCCTTAAATTATTCAGAAGAAATAATGTTGGGAGAGAATATATTAAGTTCAATGTAAACGGATTGCTCAGAGGAAATGTAAAAGATAGAGCAGATTATTATAAAACTGCAATAACTAATGGATGGATGAGCGTTAATGAAGTAAGACAAAAAGAAGATTTAAACAGAATAGAAGATGGAGATAATAATTATCTTCAAATGAACATGACAACAATAAACAAAATTGGAACAGATGAAGAAGCTTAATATCTGGGACAAAAAATTTAATAATACAATTATGGAAAAAAGAATATTTAATATTGAAAATAAATTTGAAACTAGAGAAGATGGCCAAGAAGTGGTTGTTGGATATGGTTCAATATTTAATTCAAGATCAGAAAATTTAGGAGGATTTTTTGAATACATCTCTCCAACTGCAATTAGTGAAGAAACAATTGAAAAGTCAGATGTTAGAGCATTAATCAACCATGATCCAAATCTGGTTTTGGCTCGTTCAACTGCTGGGAATTTATCTTTGTCTGTTGATGAAAAAGGTTTGAGATATGAATTTGAAATTCCAGAAACTTCTTATGGGAAAGATTTATCAATTAACATGAAGAACGGGAACATTAATCAAAGTTCATTTGCTTTCACTGTTGGATCAGATGAATGGTCAACAGATGAAGATGGATATGACATTAGAACAATAACTTCTATTGATAAACTTTATGATGTTAGCCCTGTAACTTATCCGGCATATTCTCAAGCGGAATCTGATTTAGTAGTAGCTCAAAGAGGTTTGGTAATGTATAAAGAGAAACAAGAAATAAAAGATGAAGAAAACGATTTGGTGGCGCGTTCGTTGGCGAAACTAAAAATAGAATTAATAAAACGAACAAAATAATAATTTAAAATTTTTTAAAATGAAATCAAGTATTGAATTGAAAGAATTGAGAAATGATATTATTTCAAAACTAGAAGTAATCAAAGAAACTGCAACTGCAGAGGAAAGAGATTTAACTAATGATGAAAATAATGAAATGGATACTCTTCTTTTAGATGCAGATAAATTATCTGTAAAAATTGAAAGAACGGAAAAAGTGGAAACTGAAATCCGTAATAATGTAAAATTGGCTGGAACTCCAGTTCAAAAAGTAAACACTGAAAAAGCAACAAGAGGATGGAGTTTATTTAAAGCAATAAATGAAGTGAGAAATGGTGGACAACTTAGTGGATTGGAATTAGAATGTCATCAAGAAGCAGAAAGAGAAGCTAGAAAATCGTTACAAGGAATTGGTATTCCAACAATGATGAAAGAAGATAGAGCTATTGTTCAAGGTGCTGCTGGTGCTACAACAAACATTGCTCCAACTGCTGTTGGTGCTTATGTTGATAGTTTACAAGCTTCTGCATTATATAATAGAATTGGAATAAACGACTTAGGAACTGTTGCGGCTGACACTGTTCTTCCTATTGCTGGAGGATCAACTGTTGGATGGGATACTGAAGTTGCAGCTTCTACAGATGGTGGAGCAGACTTTGCAAAAGTAACTTTAACTCCAAAAAGATTAGCTGGTTATGCAAACCTTTCAAATGTTATATTAGCTCAAAATGGACCTGCTGCTGAAGCATCTGTAATGAGAGATATGGGTCGTAATATGGGAACGCAAATAGATGCTGCAATGTTTGGTTCTTCAACTGTTACTTCTGCTCCAACTGCAATTGTTGCAACTACGGGGACTTTAACATTTACTGAGTCTGCTGCTGGAGGTGCTGCTGGTGCTTCTGCTGATATGTTAGAAGCTATCCAAACAATTGCTGATAATCATGGATTAGACGGGAACTTAGCTTTTGTTAATCAATGGAATTTGTATTCTAATATCAAATCTGCAACTCAAGTTGCTTCAGTTTCTCCTTTATATTCTGATGATAGATTAGCTGGGTATCCGGGATATTTCTCAAGTGCTCCTGCATCTGTTGCTTCTACTTCTGGAGATGGTTTATTTGGTGACTTCTCAAGAGTAACAATGTGTCAATTTGGACCAAGTTCTATAATGGTTGATCCATATTCAAGAGCTGTAAATGGTGAGGTTAGATTAATAATGAACAACTATATGGATTGGGGTGTTGCTTCAGGTGCTTCATTCGTTAAATATACTACTGTTCTTTAATAGTATCTTATAATAATTTAAAAGGGGCTGGTTTCAAAGCCAGTCCTTTTTTTTTAAAACTAAATTAAAATGAATTATAGAAGTTTAAAAGTTGATACCGCTCCAACTACTCCATTGTTTACAACTGCGGAAGCAAAGGATTTTCTAAAAGTTGATACAACTGCGGATGATACTTTAATTGATAATTTAGTTATTGCAGCAACCGAATCATGTCAAATTTATACAAATCAATATTTCATAAGATACACTGTTTCACAATATTCAGATACATGGGCGGGAATTTATACTTTATATAAAAGCCCTGTTTCTGCAATTACTCACATAAAATATTATGATTCTGATGATACGGAACAAACTTTAGCTTCATCAAATTACATTTTGGATGATGTTTCAAAACCTGCTAGAATTGGGTTGGCTGTAGATGGAACTTTACCAAATTTATCTGATAGAATAAACGCTGTTCATGTTAAATATACTGTTGGATATGGAACAGCTTCAACAGATGTTCCAGATGGAATTAAACAAGCTGTGCTTCTCACTATTGGAAATTGGTATGAAAACAGACAATCAGTTATTTCAGGAAGAACAGCAACAGAACTTCCTTTGTCAAGTCAATATTTATTGGACCAATATAAAATTCAAGTATGTTAAGCATTGGCCAACTTGATAGAAGAATTTTAATTTTATCTCCTACTTTTACAACAGATAGATATGGAGAGGAAATAAAAACTTATACTACTATTTATACATTATGGGCCAAAGTAGATTGGAAAACAAGTGATAGGAAAGAAGAATCTCAAGAGCAAGTTCAGTCAACTGATGTTGTTTTTTATGTGAGAAATTTAGGAATCACAATTGAATCAAACTATGTAATTTTTTTCCCAAATTCAGTTTCCGGACAAACTTACATAATTCATGGAATAAAACAAATAGATGGAAGGGAACAATTTTTAGAAATCGAAACAAAATTAAAAGATAATAACTGATGGTTTCAGTAGAAACAAGAGGAATAAGAGAGATAATGCAGATGTTTGATGGACTTCCAAAAAGAGTCAATAAAGATTTGGTATGGGGAAGGTTTTGGAAAAAAGTTACAAAGCCAATGCTAACGGCTGCAGCAGCTAACGCTCCTTTATTAAAACATAACTCAGGTAAAGATTCAAAGAGAAAAGGAAGAGTTGGAGTATCATACCCTCCAGATAAAACTAAAACAATTTCAAGAGGAACATTGAAAAAGTCCGTTAAATTTTATAGAACAAGAGCCTCAAAAGATAAGCATGTTCATGGAGCATATATTGGACCAAGAGTAAAAGGAAAATTTCAGAAAAATAAAGGAGGTTACTACGGCGCTTGGGTGGAGTACGGCCATCGGAATAGAGATGGATCAATGTCTGAATCTAATAATTGGATGGAAAGAGCATTTATGCAAACAAGTGGAGTGGTTTTAGAAAAAGGTTTTACAGATGCTGAGAAAATATTTATAAAGGCAGTTGCTGCTGATGTAAGAAGAATGAAAAAATATGGAGCGTTAGGATATTAAAACATGGATATAGGAAAAG